ATTATATTTTTAGAATTAAAATATAAATCATTAGAAGCAAGAGAAGCATTTTTTGTATGTTTAGCTAATCCAATAGCAGCGTCACCAGCTAAACCATAGTTTTTTCCTAATTCAGATGCAGTTTTATTAAAATGTAAACCAATATCGATTAGTTTTTTACCTAATGCTATTAATAAAAGGAACTTACCAACAGGATCTGCTAATGCTTGTCCTATTCCACTAAATACTCCTTTGATTCCTGTACCTAATACTTTTAGCATATTTCCTGATTCAGCTGCTTTCCTTAGTTTTTTATTCATGTCTTCAAAGTATTCACTTTGAATCCCCATTTTTCCCAGGGCATTAGTAATTCCTTTAAATAAATTACCAGTAATACCAAGAGATTTTTGTCGTTTCTGCTCTAATTCTAATTCCTTCTCAGTTCCTTTAGTAATCCTTTTCAGATAACCTTCCTTTTCTTTTTTCTCTGCTGCAATTTCCTTTTCATATTCTAAAAGCTTTTTTAATTCATCTGATTCGCTTTTGCTAAGTCCCGTAATTTTCTTTTTATGTTGAAGTTTTGTTATTTCTTTCTGCGCACTTTCATAATTTAGTTGTAAAGAATCTTTTTCTAACTCAATTTTCCTTGATATTTCTTTTAATTGCTTAACAGTTAAAACATTTTCACCAGATTTGTGTTCTTGTATCTTGCGAGCATAATCTTCTAATTTACTAAAATTACGAGATAATAATGTAGAAGTCTTGGTAGAATCCCCAATATCAGCCACTACATTTTTAAGTGTAGTAGCTATATTACTAAATACATTTTTTACGTCATCAACCTCATCTTGCATTAATTTTATTTGCTTGTTAGCATTAATAAGATTATTGCCAAATTTTTTTACTATATCATTAATATTTTCAAATCCTTCTCCACCTAAACGTTTAATTTCTTCGTTTAGCTCACGTATTTTCTTTTTGGCGTCTTCTAATGTTTTGGCGGTATTTTGTGCTGGATTTTCGGCCATTTATCTAATGTATGATGGATATAAATATTAACAGCGCCTATTTTTTGGGCGCTGTTATTGTTGTATACGTTGATTTTGGAGTTATATTTGGACGAGCTATTTCAGTTTTTGATGGGTTATTATTAGTCATAATATTATTTTGAGCTTCTATTTGTTCATTTTGCTCATCATAATATTTTTTTAATGAATTAAACGTAAAGTTTCTTAACCAAATAGGCATATTATATATGGTATGCCAATCATATCCACCATTCCCATGAAATACTATTTCATGAATTTGCTTAAATAAACTAAGCCTATATTCCGGCGTCAGGCCAAAAAAAGTTAAGTCCAATCCCTACCTCGACGCCCTCCAATACGTCGCCGTCAGCCATAACATTGGTTTTCATATCAACATCAGGAACTACTTCCTTATAATATTGTCTGAATGCTCTTAAATCTTTGGCTAAAAAGTAGTTATCAACAAATTCACGAACTGTTTTTTTCTCACTATCACCATTAATTGAAGTGATAATATATTTCATTCTTGTTGAAATGTCTGCAGAAACAGATGAATTTATTTTTTGTAAACCTTTAATTTCACGATCAATAGCTTGTTCGTCTCCGTGAGTTGATGCTTTAAAAGTAATTTGTGTTTTAGTATGTGGAAGAGTAAATTCAAATGAATTAATACCTTTAGTAATTAAATCTTCTCTTATAGGTTTATTTTCTAGAGTTGATAAATCAGCAATTACTTTTCTTCCATCACTTATAAAATCATAATCTTTACCATAACCTAAAATACGAGCAGCAATTAATATAGCGTTTTTGTCACCAATTAAAAGATCACTATAGTTAAATTTAGTTACGATTAAGGACTGAAGTAATTTATCAATAACTGTTCCCTGAGATAGGTAGTTTTGGTTTGATAAAATATCTTCTTCTTTTGCAGTCATGTATTTAATTTCTACTTTACCACTTGATAACGGATTATCTTTTGGGTACAGGAAACCTTTAGAAGGTAGCTCAACAGTTTCTGTTGGGAATTTAAATTTAGATTGTTCTGTAGAATCTGGATTTGCAACATTGTTTTGTTCTATCATATAACGTTATTTGATATAAATATATCAAGAGATAACCTTTGATAATGTTTATTTAATGTATTTTATATTGTTTTTAATATCATTTTCCCAGAATCTTAATAGTTTATAACCGTTATTTTTGGCCACACCCACATTGGCATGTTGGATAAATACCATTATGTTTGTCTTGTATTATTTTGTCCTTTTTAAGTATAAAGAAACCCTCTTATATATTAATAAATATACGAGAGGGTTAAAAATGTTGCTTTGGATAATAAGGCTTTGAATTGAAAACCATGTATATTTGCTAAAAATTGAGAATGCAATAATCCATAGATATTGTAACTGATAAGCTAACTGCTGCATCAGCTGTCCAATCATACTCACCAAATGTTGCTGTTTTACAATAAGCACCTTTAATAATCCACTCAGCTACGATATCGCCTACTGGTCCTAAAATATCTAATGTTAGATCTTTCTTGTAGAAATCAGAATAACCATCACGGCCTGTTACTGATTCGTGAGCCAAACGAGCCCATTCCATTATTGATTGAGCACCAGAAGGAACTACGGGATCGTATAATTCTAAAGTCATATCATTCCAACGAACTTTACCCTTAACTTTACGGTAAACGTTTATGTGATCTAATATGATTTCACCAGATTCAAATCCAGGAGCAGAAGTCTTTTTGATTAAATATGATGGAATACCATCTACATATAATATAAAGCGATTCTGAACTTTAGGCTCAAACGCTGTAAACATAATTTCGTTCGGATTTAATACTGCCATTTTATCTATTGTTTGATATAAATATTATTAATTCATTTTTTTACGTAAACTGAACACCAGTTGGAGTAATGTTGAAATCAAGGATAATAAATTCAGCTGTTTTAGTTGGTTGTAAATAAATTGCACCAACTAACTGATTTCTATCAATTGTTTCAGCTGTGTTATTTGATTCATCCATTACAACTTTATAAGAGTATAAACCTTGTTTTTGTTGTACGTTTTCTAAGTACGGATTAACTTGGTTTAAGAACTTATTTCTAGTTGTTGCTGTATTTTGTTCGAATACTAAATTATCAGCAATGTTACCAATGAATCTCTTTAATGTGATTAACAAACGACGAACGTTTACACGGTCAAAAGCTGAAGCTTTAGTTTGTAAAGTTTTCTGACCAAATGCTACAACACCTTGACCAGGGAAAGTAGCGATTGGATTAACTTTATTGATATATAAAATATCACGATCTGAAGGTGATAATTTTCTTTCTGCTTGAATTACACCTGGTAATCCACCACGATTAAAACCTGCAGGTGCAAACCATGTTTCTGCTATTTTATCGTTGTAAGCATAAACACCAGCCATAATTGTTGAAGCAGGAACAAATACTAATTTACTAGTTTCTTGAGATATTACTTGAACCCAAGGCCAGTAAGTAGCACCATATGATGAATCATAGCTATTAGCAGCTGTATTAACATGTGAAATGGCAGTACCATAGTTAACCATATCAACAATCGCTATAGCATCACCTCTATTTTCACAATTAGCCATTAATGTACTTAAAACACCAGAGCCATTTTGATAATTAACACCAGGTAATATAATCAATGAATAATCATATTCATCAGGATTTGAAAGTAATTCAACTGCGTTTGAGTAATCACTTCCTGATAAACCTTGAATATTGATATTATCAATTTGAGTAAACATTTTTAATCCTGTAGAAGCACCACTACCATTTCCAAATAAAGGACCTGTAGCACCACCAAAAGCACCACCTTCAGAACCAGAACCTACGGCAGGTAAAGAAGCTGTATAAGCAGAATTAAATGTACCATTATTTAATAAGTAATTTGGAGTTGGAGCAATTACATTTGATACACGAACGTATCTACTCTGGTTGATATATGAACCAGTAACTTGAATATTCAAATTACCATCACCATCAGAAATAATATTTTTAACTTGGTTACCAATTACATACTCAATGTAGTTTGTTGAATTAGGATCTAATGAAAGATTTAACCAAGTTTCTATTACTAATTGTTGATTTTGAGTATCATTACCTTGACGGATAATGAGGTTGAATGTACCTGAACCTGTGTTAACATTAGTTATGGCCCAACGAATATTATCAACTGAACCACTTGTTAAAGCACCACCAGATAAAGTTTTAACTGCAGCAGCACTTTGTGTAGTGTTATTCATAATAACACCTTCTGAAAGTGTTTCAAGAACAAACGAAGCACCA